TGAATACCATTAAGAATGACGCAGTAGCGGTGGCGGAACAAACGGATACAATTCCTGTTGAAAATTATGAGCCGTATGTTGTTTTAAGTAATAATGTGAGTGGATATGATTTATCTTCGAATGACATTAGCTTTAATGTATCTACCAGTACGGGATATACCATTACAACATTAATCAATGAAATTAATACACAGATGGACGACCAGTCGGGAAATGGAATTAATCCAACGAATTCAAAAGCCTTTATTAATAATGAAGATGGATTTTTCAACATACAGTTTGATATTACAAAGAATATTGGTGAAACCTCATTGCAATATGATTTATGTGGTAATGGAATATTAACAAGTATTTTTGATTTATCTGTAAATGGAACAACTAACAATTTGTCGGGGTCGTATACATATTACAATCAAATAGGGTTTGCATCGGCGTATGCTGTAAATGACGTGAATATGGCAGTTTTTTCGCCTCTTCAGGATGGATTAAATTTTAGTAGCGATATTAGTTTCCATATTGATTTGAGTAGTGGATATGTAACTGCCAACACAATCGAATTTAATGATTTAGAAGATGCGGTAAATGATGCATTCCAAAGTTACAAAGACGAATATGGTGATAAAGTGTTTTTGGGAACAACGTGTAATATAAGTGCAGTAGGGGCAATTGTAGATGTATCATTAGATATAGTGTTTCAGAAACAATTCACACAGGAAGATTACAACGTTCAATTCATTCATCCGGCACATACTCCGACGGATTATCGTAATCCATTAGATAGTGGAACTATATACGAATACGGTAACGCTAATAATATTTGGTCGGAACATTTGAATGTAGACATTTCCATGATTGATGTGTCATTTAATTTAAATACAGGATTAGCATCAAATGGAGACCCCACATATGAATATAACTCAACTGACGAAATATATGATTTAACATCCCCCTTAGACTTGTCATACACAGATGTTACGGGTGCGTTAGGAATAAAATCGATCGAAACAGCTATTAGTAATATAATTACGTTATCGGATACCAATAATACTTTCGAGATTTTTCCCTTCGAATCGGGCGTAGTGGGAACAGATAACACCATAACGATAACGATTCCAGTGAATGATAGCAATGGAAATCCGATATCTTATGGTCGTTCTGCGTTATTGCTGGCAATGGAAACTGCGTGTAATGGAACGGATGCAGAAGGTACTACCTTTACAGCAAATGGAGATATTATTGAAACCCGTATAACGGTGAATAAAGTATATACTGCGGCGGATTACAATATCGTCTTTTTCGATCCATTGAGTTTTGCCAAATGTGGAACGGGGGTTTCCAGTATTCAAACTGCAACGTGGGATACGACGCTGGGATGGATTTTAGGGTTTCAGCAAAACACCACCTATGTATTAAGCGATGAGGACGACACCTATAAAACAACCAATGCAACAACCAATATAGTCTCTTTGGAAGGAAATACCACAATTAACACCAATCTATACAATTATTTGTTGATGAGTTTGGACGATTTCAATCAGAACCGTCTGAATGATGGTGTGGTGACCATTGCGACCAAAGACACGACCATACGGCCACCCTCTTATTCGCGTGCGTCCAATTTCATTTGTGACCCAATAACGGGGGAAAAAGTATTAAATACCGCATATGACCCATCAAAAAAGCGACTGACACAGAATCAATTGTATGCGGCAACCGAAATCGCTAATTCGCAAAACAATTCATCGATTATTACAACCGCAAACATTAATAGTAACAGTTTTGGTGCGGGACCGTTTGAGAAGGATGTGTTTGCAATGGTGCCATTAAAAGCATCGACGCTACAAAACGGACAGTCGTTCATTGAGTTTGGTGGAAGTTTGCAAAGCCAAGAACGCGACTACTTTGGTCCAATCGATTTGGAACGAATGACCGTGAAGGTGAAAACTGACCGTGGAAACATTTTAGACCTGAATGGTTCGAATTGGTCCTTTTCCATTATTGTTAAGATTTTAAACAAGAAAACCCAGTAAGCAAACAACCAAAACCAATCAAAACCAATCAAAACCAATCAAAACCAATCAAAACCAATCAAAACCAATCAAAACCAATCAAAACCAATCAAAATAAAAAACAAATAACCAGAAATAATCTAATGATTACATAAGACAACACGCAGTATGGAATTATTGTTAGATGGAATAGGTTTTTTTGGTCCAGTCATTCTGTTTATAACTTCTTTAATGAAATTAATATTCATGCAACCGTATTTGTTAGGCTATTTGATATTGTCAGTAGTTAATTTATTGATTAATCGGGGGTTAAAAAGCTATTTACAAGTGCCGCGACCCAAAGATTCAAGGTCCTTTATTGGGGAACAATATGAAAAAGCGGAACAATACGGTATGCCATCGCATCACGCACAATCAGTATTTTTCTCATTAACGTACAACTATTTGGCAAAGCCCCAACTGATACCTTTCATTTTTGAATTATTTATTTGTATAGTCACATTGTTACAGCGACGCAAATACAATAATCATAATTGGGACCAATTACTAATGGGGTCTCTAATTGGTTGCGCGATTGGAATAATAGGAGCAAATTACATACGTTCACAACTACGAGTGGATTGGGAAAAGGGAGAAAAAATAGAACCCGAACCGATTGAGACCTCATAGACCTCATAGACAAAAGACACAAATGATATACCGATAGAAGATTTAGGTATATCATTTCACAAAACATCACTGTGCGACGCATATAAACACATTATATAGGTTTCAATTTGTAATTATTGGGTGTTAATAAGGTTTCGATTTCAGTTAATAGTTCACACCGCTCGGACGGTGAGAATGGAATACTGCAATCAAGTGCCATTTTCTGTTTGTGGGTCAATTGTAGATCTTTGACTAAAAGTCCATATTTATTGCAAATATTGTGGATGGAAGAAATGGAAGTCCGTATTTTCTCGTGTAATTTGGCTAACTCATCGGGTGACATTACAGTAAAAGATGGCGAGGTTGGTTCTGTTTTTGTGGGAAACAGAAAAAGACTACAAATTTGACCCATTCTTACTATATATGCATAAAAATCGGAGAAGCCATCAAAATCAAGGAAAAGAATTTAGTGTAGAAAAATCAGCGTATAGTATATAACCCATGTCGCAAAGTGATTATTTAAAGCATAAAAAAATGGCTACTCAATTAAAAATAGATAATACGGATTTCAACCCCGTATTGGATTCCCAACAATATACACAATTCAAGAAATATCAATTAAATAATACGGTAACGAGTACAAACAAACAATGGAGCCGATTACAACAAACTGGAAAACAGCGCGTGTTTTCAATGGATTTGGATGTAAGTGGGTGCAGTTCGTTTTTATTGTGTTCAGGAACAGACCAACGACCTCATAGAGAAGCGATGTTGGAGATTTATAAACATAAATTCCCCGAACCTTTGACGATTACAGAGCGTAATGAAGCGACCAATGTGAAGAATGGTTGTGATTGTGGAAGTGTAAGCAGTGGAAATCCGTGTGCGTGTGCACTGGGGCGGTTTGGTATTGTGCGTTAATAACATGATAGATACTTGGAATCATGTTATTGTAAGAATGTAAGAATATATGAAATGAGCGACGAAGTAATTTTAAGTATTAAACAATGCCCCCGTAGGGTCAATGCGATATATCCACTCAGTACCACTCTCATTTAAATCAATATATTCATCAGCGTCAGTCGGTTTGGTAGGGTTCGTTCCAAAGAATGATCCGGCAATAGTGTCGTTTGTGCTCCCGCTTATAGAATTATTTGTAACAGGTTGCTGGGATGCACTTTGGTCACCTTGTCCATTATTCTTAAGGAACCCAATACGTTCAAATAAAAGTTGAAATTTACTAACACCCGAATAACTATAGACCGTCACAAGGTTTCGTGTAATGATATTGAAATTTTGAACACTTTGTACTCTGTATATAAACGAAAGATTAACAGTGCTACCGCTTGTAAGACTAAGAATATCCCCTTCTTCTGTAAAAAGATTTGGAAATGCAAGATCTCCATCACCATCTGTATCAAACCCAACTGACATAGCGTCTGTGGTTACGAAACGACCCATCATTGTAACACGATACAATCCTGGATTGAAATTAAGAATATTCCAATATGCACTAACGCCATTTTTCGATCCAGTCCATTTATACATTGTATTATTAGCTAAAAAATTAGCAGTTCCATAAACGTCAAAAGCCATATTACTAAAATTCAACCCACTTGTTGACCCAACATCCTGACTCTCAAACAACATATAATCGTGCCCAAGACCGCCACTAATAGCAAAAGATGAAATGCTACTATTTGGTAAACTCACATTACCATTGCGCACCGTAAGTGCGTTTCCACTCAAATCAGATCCACTAATATCCATAAAACCTTTGACATAGGTTTGAAGATGTCTATTTGCGCTGGCATCTACCAACCATTCAGCCATTTTTTTATATAGTAATTAAATTGTTTCTAATTCGTTTTCATTTTATATATACAGATTTTCTCATAAGATATAGGTTACATATCGTGAGAACAGCAAAAAAATAGTTTATAGTATGAATAACCATAAGTCAATAATACAATAGACCCACAGGCTTAAGAAGTGAAGTTATTCGTGTCGTTATATATGATACTATTACTTGGACTATAATCGGTAGCACCACTCTCAGCGCCAGTAGATAATGATGGATTTTCGCCGTTCCAATTTCCTACTTCCAAACAACGTAAAATAAATATTGGTATGTAATTTCCGCCGGATACGCTTAGATAAATAGCAGAATTTCTGCTATTGTTATAGAATGTTCTTAAATATGCGCTTGGTCCGTCAGCAAGATAGAAATGTACACGCATTTGTTGTTCTTGAAAGGTGCTGGCTCCATTCCCTTGGCAATTCATAAACGATACCGATGTTTCCGTATCAGTGTTTCCATCACCAGTTGTATCTGTAAAGAGAGCATTCTGTATGCGTGATGTATTGCCGCCAGCCCCTGCGGATGTATATTGATGACTAAAATGAAGTTCCCATAGTCCAGGGAACACGCGAAATGCCATATAATTATCATTTCCTCCTGTAGATGAATTTCTTTGTACGTTAAATTGTGAACTGTTAATGTTTGAATAAATTTGACTCTGGTTAAATAGATCAACCATCAAATGGTAGTTAGCAGTTGTAACCGTGCCGCCATGACTTGAAAACCCCCAATCAGCTACAATATACGGCAATTGCATAGTATTTTTATAATAGAAGTCATTATTAATTCTTCCAGAGACTCTGAAATCGCCATTCAATGAAATATCATCTTTCACGACAATACTATAATCATTGGTTATGGTATCAATAATAGAAGCATTTGTATCTTGAAATACCTGCAAATTCCCTTGAATAGTGAGACTGCTACTAATATCAAAATCACCACTACGAATAACAGTTAATCCACTGATATCCATTCCACTTGCGTCTATACCTCCAGTGTTACGTACGGAAAGATCTCCACTAATATCAACAAATCCTTGATAATAGGATTGTTTAAACAAATTCGCAGAAACATCGTTAAATTTTGAATCGTCAAATGGCCACTGATCCATTTCTTGTATATACTATGATATTATTTTATAAATTATTTTTTTGGTATATACTTATAATATCGTGTATATAGTTACGATAGTATAAGTAGAATACATAGATATAGGGAAAATACACTAAAGATAAATATTTTCTGAAACATCTTAACTGGTGGAACTAAATTGGGCAGCTCCGGGACTAAACTGAATATCTAAATCATCATTACTAATATCCGATACGGTGTAATCTGGATATCCAGTAAACGTCATATCTGTATTAATGCCGTTCCACTTGCCAACGTGTATACAATTGAATTGGATGTAAGGATAAAGATTACCAGATTGACTTGTATTATTATTGCTTATGTTATATCCTTGACCTACACTCCATAGTTGTAAATTCGCAGCCGGACCGTCCGGAACATAAAACGTAAACACGCCAGCACCCGTCGCTAAATTGCCAGTACTATAAATCAGCGTTCTTGCTAGAAGATATGCTGTATCAACTGTACCATCATCAGTTGTATCAAGATATAGGTAGGTTTGCAAGTCAGTGGGGCTACCAGAAGAATTGCCTTGTCCCGGTTTGATATAAACTGTTGCCTCCCATAATCCTGGATATACCCTAAATCCGATCATTTCTCTGTTCGTAGCTTTTGTCACTTGGAACTGAGAGGAATTTATGTTTGTGAATATTTTACTATCGTCCTCAATAGACGTTCTAATATCGTACTGGTAACCAGATAGGGTTGCTGAACCAGTAGATTGCTGAGACCAATCCACGGTAATATAAGGTAAACTTCCCGAATTTATGTCAAAAAAAGTAGCTGGACGCACTACACCACTCAAATTAATATTTCCATTCAACGATAAATCACCGGTAATAGTAAGGGTTGGCGTTGAATCTTCAATGGTGGTGTTTAAAATACTTACGTTAGTTATATTAAATACTTCAAGGTTTCCGTCAATGGTTAAATTATTATTTAATGAAACGTCACCTTGAATAGAAATAATGTTACTAATATCAATGGAACCACTAACATCAATATTTCCATTACGTAGTACTAAATCGCCGCCGCTAATATCCAGAAATCCCTTGTTATAGGTTTCTTTAAATCGATTTGCAGTATTGTCACTTAACCAACTCATTTATATACTATTACTATACTATTATTTGTATTGTTTATACCCATTATCGTGTAACAGCAAAAAAAATAATTTCCACATTGAAATTATTTTCACCTAAACTTTCTTTTTATAGAATATTGGATGATGCATCATAGTTGTTGCCATATGCGTTAAATGAAATATCGACACTTCCCGAATAATCTGTGGCACCTTGAGCACCTAATGTAGGGTTTGAACCATTCCAGTTGCCAATATGCATACATTTCAGCTCGAAGAACGGAGCCTTATAATTTGCATTATCTATATTCATCCTACGATTATGACCGGTATAATAATTATAAAATCGAAACCACCCACTTGGACCATCAGGTATAAAAACAGTTTGGTAAGGGGCTACAGCACTGTCAGTGGCGGCATTGCTAACGGAAATTCCCATCATATATTTCGTTGTACTGGCTGTACCGCTATTAGTATCATCTATCCATAGTTGAGGGCGGATAAAATGTGTATTTGCACTATCACCAGTATTTGGACGATGAATGAATGAAAACCTCCATACTCCAGGGAACATCCTAAATGCAAAATAATTATCTTGATCTTGACTTTCACTGCTTAAACCACCAGTACTTGCATTTATAGCAAAGGAATCAGTATGAATGTTTGTAAATATTTTAGCGGCAGAAATCATAGACCTGTAATCATTATAGTATGTATTAAGTGAGGCAATGGCAGTCGCAGACCAGGTCACTGTAATATATGGCATGGACATACTATTTACATTGTAAAAACTACTTGGAGCTATGCTACCACTGATGTCAATTGACCCATTCAACGAAAGATCATCTCTAACAAATATTGTTTGATTGGTAATAGTTGTATCAATAATGGCTGTATTTTGGTATTGATTAACTTTCAAGTTTCCACCTACAACCACATTTCCACAAATATCTACATTGGCACTTGGGTCAAATACAGACATACTTTCTGCGAATACGTTGCCATTAACAACATTTACATCCCCGTTGCGCACGGTAACATCTCCGCCACTAATATCCAGAAACCCTTGTATGTAACTTTGTTTATATCTATTTGCACTGGGGTCAGATAACCAACTACTCATTATATATAATTACTGTATATATGATTTTTTAATATTTTTCACTAAATATTGTTTTATATTCAATGTGGATACAAAAAAAATAATGTTATATTACAATTCTATAACGTATAGCATAGGCATTACCATTATAATTTGTATAATGACTAAGGATAACCTTACCAACGTAGTTACATACCCAAATCACGCAAAGAAAAAAAATACATTTAGTAATTCATAAATCATCAAATAAACAACATTATTTTTTAGGGGAGGTCAAAAATCTCAACCAATGATATACGCAAAAAATGAGTCAATGGTTTGATCTTTCTTATAATGCAAATAAATTACGACAAAGTTATGTAAAAGGTTTCTTGGATATTAGTGGTGGCGGTGTGTATGTGCGAAGTGATAACTCATTAAATTTCTACACGACTGCTGATGGTGTTGTTCCAAAATTTTCGTTAGACGCAACGCAATACCGCGTATATGGAAAAGACCGCGCGTCCGACGTAGCATTGGATTATCACGACATTAGTGTATCGAATTTAGCTTTTTTGAAGGATTTATCGGACAATGCACAAGACCAATTGGATATTTTGTTTGACCGTACCCAATATATTCGCAGTGATACCAGCGAAAACAATACTATCTTCGAAATGAATGGTTCAGATGTAAATAACAAGCACGTAGTATTGCACGGTGACTTGGTTCCAGGTATTGGTGAAACTTATGATTTGGGAACCAGCGACAAACCGTTTCGTAGTTTATACTTGAAGAACAATACGATTTTCTTTGATACAGCAGCAGATGCACTTCCAAGTTCAGCAATGTCGTTTAACACGGCCACAGGAACAATGGATATTTCGTTTAATGGAAAAACGGGTGTAACCGTATTAAGTTATGATGGACAAGTAGGTATTGGTATTGATGATCCACGTAATCCAACCGCCGCATTAGACCTTTCTGGACAAGTGTTGATTAATGCTGGGGGTAAGAGTTTGGTAGTAGAAACTGGGGATGTTTCAATGAACAATGGGTTGGTTGTTGGCGGTGCGGCAACCTTAGACAGTACACTGACTGTGGCGAAAGCCGCAACGATGTCGAGCACATTAACTGTGGATGGTGATGCGTCCATGAACGGTGCGTTCAATTT